TCTCTACGAAAGTTAATGATCCAGTTTTTTACTTCTGACAGGTCTACTGGCCCTTCCTTGTGCGGCTCCCACCAAACGATTGCATCAACAATAACAAATGGATGAGTCTGCGTATAGTCGTTAAACGTCCTTACCTGTACCCACCTATCCACATGAGAGATTGCTATAGCGCACTTGTCATGCTTCTGGGCAAGGTCAGCATGAAGAAAGTACTTAACACCCTCCTGTGGCTTAAAAGATGCCTCAAGCCTCTTGAAGTTATCCACAGGGTTGTGTAGGCACATTACCTTTTCCAACTTATCTTTTTGTTTGAAGAATGCGTCTGAGACAAAGGACGGAACACAAGCAAACCTCTGCATGGCATCACCATAGTCTGTCATAAAGGCAATCTTAAAGTCATCAATGCTCCTTGTTGGGTTGGCATCCCAAGTTGATCTCTTAATAGCAAAGACTCCTGGATACTTATAAGAAAGAATGTGGTCTTCTTCCCACTCAATGGTAAAGTTGTTGTCTGGGCTATCATGGGGGAGGTCGTCATTGATAACGAAGGTGTGGGTTTTGTGCTCTACTTCTTTTTCAGATACCACGGCATCATACCTCTTAGATATAAAGTCACCTGGATATCTAGGGAAAGATAGAAGAACTACCTTGCCAAAGTCTGGGAACCGTGAGTCAACAGATGCCCGAAACGCCTTGTAAATAGCATCACCAGTTTTAGCATTTTCGTTTCCACTTGATGACTCCTGAGCAAATCCAGAGATCTCATCGAGGATTGCTAGGATCAGGTTCAGCCCTTCGTGACCTTCTCTTTCTGAGTGACCAGAATATACCGTTATAGCTTTATCAAACTCAATATTGTTTACCTTTGAGTCATACTTTCCAGAAAACCATGGTGACCTTGCAATCTTGTTCTTAAAACCCTTAAAGAAAACAGTCTTTGCCTGCTCGCTGTTAATCGCTATGTTGATAATGTCAATGGCATCTCCAGGTGGCTTCCCAAAGTATCTTGCTGGGTCCTTTAAGCACAAAAGCTTATACACAAGGTATGCACAGCCGATTGTAGAAGTGTGATCTTTTCCTGACCCCTTTCCCAGTTGCAGGATTACCTCTGACTTCGTGTATTTCTTGTAATGCTTGTATCCTTCATCTTCCCCCAAAAATCTTTGCAGGTCCTCCACTCTGAATATTTGACTCATGGCCTCTACAAGATCTCTCTGGATGTCTGAAAGTATGGGTTGGGCTAGGTAGTCAACGCTATAAACAAATGTTTCAAAATCAACTGGTACCTCTTCAAACGGATCGTCGTCAAGTACCCCCAAAAAGTCATTAAAGTCTATGCTCATATTGTTACAACCTCATCCGGTCCTCCGTAGCCAGCCAGCCTTCTAGCTACCTCAGGCTTACAGGTCTTGCACTGCCCTACAACATCTTTTAATATCCCCAACAGTATGTCTTGTTTTCTTTCTTGTTCCAGGAGTTGATCTGCGAGTTCTTTATTTTCTAAAAGACCAGCTTTTTGCAACATCTCAATTCTTTTGGTTTCTATATCAAGTATCAGCTTGATAGCATTTGTCTTTGCTCCAAGGTTTTGTGCCTGTTCCGCATCTTCAATGACCTCATACGATCTCTTTATTAGTCCTGAGTAGTGTTGATCTGCGCTTGCCAGGGCTTGCCTAGCTCTTGACCTAATGGCTTCGTTGTTTGAAACCATCTTCCTCCACTCGTTCAAAAGACTAACTACGCGGTTTCTAGGTATCCTTAAGGCTATGGCTATGGATGACTCGTCGTTCCCCTTGATGTACTCAGAGGCTACGCGGTTTACTTCTTCTAGATGCAAGACAATTTCGTTTTCCATTTTTACCATTTCCTTTTCATTGGCAATTATAGCAGTGGTTGGGGTAGGATTGTTGCCACCTAGCAATTGGTTTTCCTACCCCCACCGAACTACATACAGTTAGAATTAAATTGATACCAATGTTTCATTCCAGAGCTGTTTCTCCACGCTGTAAAAAAGGCACGATCTTGATAGTACCTATTCCATTTGTGTATTGGTTTGTCTCTTAGTTTTTTAATATTTTTCGACAAGCCGTCTTCTGATTCTTTTGATTCTTCTAACATCATGAAAACCAATCCATCTCTCCATTGGCGATCTAAAAATTGATACGCGCCTCTGGCAGATGAGGTTTTGTTTGCTGATCTATAGTTGAATCGGGATTCACCGTACATAATGCACTTACGAGTATCCTCCCATTTTGCCTTGTACCATTTTCCTTGATAGAGTGAATCTTCGTACCCCATCATGTCTTTAGCATCTTTTGATTGTGACATCCGATACTCATGGCTTACTTTTACGACTTGTACCGTCGCAGTAGGTGTGGACTTAGCATACACCTGTTGCGGAGGAGAAACCAAAGCGGTAGCTGGAACTATTGTTCCGACTATAACTATTGACACTAACACTCCTCCTAGCAGTTTCGATTTCGTCATTTGTTCCTCCTGGCGGCGGCAACTTGACTAGGATATCACAAATGTCGTTGATTTTCAACACATTTTGACTTTTTTCTTACAAAGCTCTATCCATGTTTTCTAAGATAGGTTCTTGATCTGTGGCAGTTTGAACACACAATGTCGCACTTTTTTACTTCTTTCAGGATGTCCTCAATGCTAAAATAATCTAACATCTGACCTATGCTTGATACCTTTGTCCCGCGAGCGTGGTCAAAATCAAGAACGTAAAATGGATATTTTTTATTACAGTCTATGCAGCCGCTTTTTTCTTTCATCTTTCCAAGCATTTCCTGCACTTCTCTTTTTTTGGAAGCAATTCTTTTTTGTGGCTTTTCTTTTTTGTTTTTCTCATTGTCAAAGAAAAAAGGGTGATCGTGTTTTTTTATACTATCTCTTGCCACGGCGGTCTGATCTCTCTACTGGTTGACTGGACATCGGGTTATGTCACTCTGAATAAAAGCGACGTTTTAGATAGTCTACGATATGTGGAGATTCCTTGGCAGCGGAGCTCCAGAGATCCCTGCGTGTTGTCCACTTTTCATGGATGTGACTAACCTTAAGATCCAGCCCCTCTGTTGTTTCACCGCTATGCTCTAGTAGTGAAAGCCTTGGACCACCTAGATATCTAAACCCCATTCCAGTGGAAATGTAGGTGATTCCGTCAATGTTGTCTCCCCCGCGCCACGGGGCGTCGAAGAACATCCTCTGAGCACTACCAAACGTTGAAGAGCGAACCATCCCATTAGTGAACCCTGTGTCCGTAATTGTTTCAGGATATTCCCGATTCATGTTTGCTGTCCAATAATCAGTATCATCTCTCTGAGACATGGCATAGTGAATCGCCACAAACTTAGCAAAGCCATCGAAGATATCTCTAATTTCAATGTTAAACCAGGTCCTGTCAAGTTGCGTGACATTCTCCCGCGCAATGACGTCTATAAGGACAAACAAGAATTCGTGGACACTTAGAAGCCCATTGCTCTCCAGAGGCTCAATAAATCCAGCGGATAGGCCAATAGCCACCACGTTCTTTACAAAACCCCTTTCGTGAACTCCAATACGCATATCGATCTTCCTGTATGTGTATGAGTCTACCTCTTCTCTCGTTCTAGGGCAGACCATGTTGTCCGATTGTAGATGATTTTTAAATTCCTCTAAAGAGTCCTCGTCAGAAACAAAAAGACTAGAAAACACATAACCCGTTCCAATGCGGGACCACAGTGGAATGTTCCAGACCCAGCCATTCTCAATTGCCGTGCAGTTGGTATGTAGCTCTAACTCTTTGTATTTGTCTCGATATGGGATTTGCGTAGCCCAGGCACTGTCGTTGGGAAGGATGTTGGCGTAGGAAACAAATGGCTCCTCCAGCGCCCCCCCCAGAAGGAGACTCCTGAATCCAGTACAATCAACAAATAGGTCCGATGATACACTTTCTCCGCCCTTCAAATGAAGAAACTCAATGCCACCACTGTTCGTAGAAATGTCCTCAACGTGACCAGAAATATACTTTACTCCACGGGGAATGCAATAGTAATCTTTTAGCCACAACCCAAATTTGGCAGCGTCAAAGTGATAGGCCCTGTCTTTTGTTGAGCTAAAGTTGCCAAACTCAGAGCTATTGTTTTCATTAAACTTGTTGTTTTCCCACAATTCTGATGCTGGGAATATCCACTTAACCATATCAGAGTTATCCATCTCTGGATAAAACTCTCTTAGTAAGTGCCAATTTTTTACTTCGTCTGCTGGGCCAGCCCCATCTTCCATGGGGGCTCCGAATGGGTAGTGGAACGCCTCTCCCTTTTTGCAGAAGTCGGTAAACTTAATGCTTAGCTTGTAAGTCGCATCGGTAAACTGCACAAAGTCGCTGTCCTCAATGCCCAAGTATTCAATCCACCTGATTATTTGACCGAGAGTAGACTCACCAACCCCAACAGTGGGGACATCTGGTGACTCGATTACCGTTATGCTCTTTTCTGGAAAAGTCCTGATGAGCGTGGCTGCGGTCATCCATCCTGCGCTACCTCCGCCTAAAATGACAATCTTATCTGTCTTCACTTGATCTCCTCTAACCTATTGATTTCATCTGTAATGTAAAAAATTGCTTTTTTTAGATCTTCAATCTGTTTGTCCTCATCTTTTATCCCGGCTCGCCACAAGTACTTAATGGCGTTGCCAATGTTAAAATTACGATGTCTGGTAATTTGAATACACTCCACACCGCTAGGATCGCTTAAGTAGTGAGGCGGATGATTCACTAAGTCGTTTGTCATCTCTTCAAACCAAACCTTTTTAGTTGACGGTAGATCAACTGCACACTAACACCGCACTCATTGGCAATATCATCTGGGGACTTTTTTTCCATAACATACCTCTTCTTCATAAATGCTTCTGACAGATGCAACTTGTTATTTCCCATCATGCTACCCTCCAACAAAATGTTTGATAATTACTACCAGAGCCAGACCTGACCAGATGAGGTTAAACAAAATGATGGTGGGCAGGGTCTTAACTGTTGAAGACCAGACAAGGGAGAGACTAGTCCCCAGAGCAATAACATAAACCCACCAGACCTGTATACCAAACACAAGTCCTGGAACAATAATTACTGCCTTTGTCATAAAGGCAAAAAACTCTACAGTGTTTGGGATATTCCAATACTCACGATTACTCATTGTCTTTAGTACTGAAAGCCACTGCACATTAATCACTTTTATTTTATCCATTCTGTGTTACCTTCCCCCAATTGTCAATAGCAAACATCCCAATGCCCACAGCATCTGCCACATCATTGTCCGTTATGTTTACGTTATATTTAAAGCTAACTATGTCTATAGTTCTTTCTTTTCTGATGCTTCTTTCTTTTGCTTTATACCACGCAGCAGACATTCCTGGATTGATGCTTTTTATTTTTTCTTTTTCTTCCTTTTTTATCAAAGGGTTTCCTATGTAAGATTGCCATGATATCGGTGCTACGGAGTGAACCTCTTTTACCCCGGACATGGTAGCACCTGCAATCAGAGCCCCCTGACTTAGGGCCAGGTTTGCTGCAACCATAGGACTGTTTGCAAAGATAGTCTTCTCAATCACCATACACTCTGTGGGCATGGCCTTAAATATTGACTGTGTTTTTTTGGCCGTGTCTGCAATTTTTTCATATATTCCAGAACCAGAAAACATTACCTTTCCATAACTGTGTAGGTTTGACTCAACAAAAAAAGCAAAGGCTATGCTCATTGTGCTAGCATCAACAGAACAAAAGGAAACTGGAGCGTTACTCTTTTTCATAATCGAAAAGCCCCTTAAGATCTTCTATCATTTTGTCAACCTTCTTTTTGTTTACGTTGCATACGCTGCAAAACAAACTTTCGTTGTACATGGACATCACGGTTCCGCATTCTCCCGCACACTTGATTCTCTTTTTAGATCTTTTCTTTGCCCCATTACTCCTATACCTGTCGTATATCTTTTTTCTAGTTGCAAGCTCCCTGCACTCTACAGTGCAGTAAATTTGATAGCTTACTTTTGGCTGGAATTCAGTAGAACACCAGTCGCAACTTTTCATGCAAGATACTCCAGTGGTTCGATCTTGAGGGTTCCTACAGGGGCAGCGGCACAAGCATCTCTTACGGGACACCCCTTGCATACCTTGGAGTTAGATCTATACGTCTTCTTTGAAATTTCTCCAGTTTCCCATTGAGCACGAACCTTTCTCATCCACCCAAAGGCGTAGTCAATCCAGTTGTCATACTCCTCTTTTGACTCAACGGTAATTGCGTGGAGTTCATGAGAGTTCTTGTTTTCGTAAAGAAGAATCCCCATCTTCCTGCCAAGCACCTTCATGTAAATCAGTAGCTGCATGAGGTGATAGTTTGGTGGCTTGGCAAACTTCCGATAAGCAAAAGACTCTTCTCTCATTGTCTTTATTTCTAGGATCAATTGCTCTTCTCCCCACTGAACTACGCCGTCAGCAAAACCGAATATGGGTGGGTCTTGAGCGACAACTCTTTTTTCTTTTTCTACTAAAAGACCTTCGACGTTACCCATGGCTGTCTGAATTCTCTCATGTCCGTCAATACCGCTTCTCATGTTTGCTGAGGAGTATGCATCCACATCATCCTGAAAGTCTGCTCCTGAAAATGCCAAGAACCAGTATCTGGGGCAAGCCCCACTTCCGTATACTAGGGTTGATGGGCTAAATGATTTCTTAGTCTTGAATTCAGTTTTCCTGTTTACCGTGTATCCAGACTCCACGCTTTCAATAAAATCCCTTGTGTTTATTGCGTTTGCTGGTTGCTTGTCGATTACTTGCTTTAAGAAGTTCTTAGCCATTTTGTTTTCCTATCTTTTTAGGTAATAATTATATCACTTTAATATGAATTTTAGTGCTGCCACAATCTTATCTAGCTCTGCTGCTGTTGTGAAATAAATGTTTTTTCTTGGACGATCTGATTTATCAACATTTGCCATCCATGTAGCTCGCATCTGCATCTTTGCAGCAATTGCCTGTAGTCTAACAATTTCCAGAGTAGCCACATGGGGTGGGATATCGGGCTTGAGGATTATCTTGGCTATAAACTCTAGAGCCTGAGACAGTTCCTTGTCTTCCATGTACTCTGCTATTTCATACAGGCCATCAACCATTGCAATTGTTGTCTGGTTCATCTGACTCTACCAACCTTTCAAACTCAGACCATTCAATAATGGCCAGCCTGGTCTTTCCATCAAGGATAAGACATATTGCAGGAGACTTCTTTCTATCTACCTTTAACGTATCCGTAACAACCTTTGCCCATACACTTTGAGATATAGAAAAGCTTTTAGTAAAGTGTTTATAGTCAAGAACATAGTTTTTCCAGCTTGCGTCACCCTTTTTTGTCCCACGACCGGAGTTTGGGTGTGGGGTTGCCCCCATTCGTTTTGCCTCTGACTGCTCTCTCTTGTTATTACTTACCACTGTAACCCTTGGATACTAGGGAAACTCTTGATGTGTGTTTTGATTCACAGAACCATGTCAGATCTAATGTTTCATGCCATAGCCTAAGGCTGTCTACCTCTAGGCCACATCTTTGGCAAACAAAGATACCTGAATATACGCTAAACTTGTTCATTGTTTATCTTCCTTATGAGTGTTTCCTGTATGTCCAGATTTTCTTTTACTCCAAGGATTAGCCTTTCTCTTCCCTGGAATCTTTCTCCTTCTACTGTGTACCAAGCGCCTGCGCGTTCAACATACCCCAACATCTCTGCTGTGTCAACTAGGTCTGCTACGGTGTCAACCCCAACATCCTGACCCCTAAAGTAGAAGTCGTACTCTCCGGTCTGAAAGGCTGGGCTTGTCTTTGAGAATTGAACGTCCCACCTCACCTTCCTGCCCACCTTCTCCTCAATAATCTTGTCTCCAACGTAAATCTTCCCCTTGATTGCTTGGTTATCTGATTCAGATGAAAACAGCTTTATGATTGTTGATGAGTAGAACTTTGTGGCCAGACCTCCCGTGGGTTGCTGAGACACATACATTGCTCCGATATTATTTCTTGCTTGGCTAATAAGGACAAGCAGAGTAGGCTTTTCCTGATTGTTAGCATAGTTTAACATCTTGACGGCATTGGTCATGTCTCTTGCTTCAGCACCGATCTGCTTAGTGTTTTCTAGCTGCTTCAGCTCTGTTGAATCTTTTTCAAAGTAGATTGCAGGTAGCAGGGCAGAGATACTATCCACAACTATAAGATCTACTCCAGCCTTCATCAAGTCCGTACCTACATCTACCATATCGTTCATTGTTCTGGCTGTAGAGACGATAAGGTTTTCCGTGTCTACCCCCAACTGGGTTGCCCAGTATGGAGAAAAGCTCATTTCTGCATCTATCCACGCACATATTTTTCCTTCTTTTTGAGCTTGGGCAATTATCTGTAGGCAGAATGATGACTTGCCGCTTGACTTGTTCCCCCAGACAAGTACCTGCCTTCCATAGGGAAATCCTCCATTGAGAGCTAAATTTAATCCAAATGATGGAGTTTTAGCAAACTGAGTGTCTGCTATCTCGTTGCCAAGGGTTATCTTCTTTCTCAGCTTTGGGTTTAGTCCCGCGAGCACCTCTTCTACTGATGTCATGCTAGCACCCCGTGCATTACTGGGCGTGTCAAGTTAAAAACATTCTTTTCTGCCATCACTTCGTCCAAAGAAAGCTCTGTGTATCCATCACGAACTAATCCGCCAAAGAGGTCAAGGGATCTGATGATTATATCCGCTATTTCTCCCACAACCTCCTCATCTCCCTTCTCCTTCCTAATTGCCTCCAAAACCTCAGAGCATTCAGAGTGAATCATTGCAATCTGCTTAAGGTAAAATATTGTATGATTGCCCTCCGTATTCGGTTCCCAAAACCCTTTTGCTACTGCATTTTGATGAATCATCTTTGACATGCTGTCTAATGTCGTCACGCTACCACTACCTCCTGAAATACTAGATCTTCATCTTTTGAAATTGAATAGTTAATGTTATATGCCTTTCCTTGCTCTAGTCTTGTGAACGCCATTGCAAAGTTTGAAGGGAAAACTATAAGAGAGAGGAGGTTCCTATCGCTGTCAACAAGAATAAGCGAAGCCATTCTCTTTCCGGCTTTTGTTATTCTTGGCTTAAAGGATAACACAAAATACTCCTCCTGTCCATACGGCAACTGCTTGTAGTTTAGGAACCGTACCAACGCTGATTTGCTTTCTCGTATCTCTTCCACAGGAATCGCCTCAAGAATCCTGTTAGATCCAACAAGAATAATATAAGTACGACCTGCTTCGATTGTTGTCTCTTCTTCATCAAACACTCCTATCGATCCCGTGGAGTCAAGGATATCTACCCTGCTCCATCCACTTCCTCTTTTAATGCTTCTGACGACTCCCATTAAGATGTATGCCCCCTTTTCCTCAAAATCATCTACTGGGCTTATGTATGCATGGTAGTGTTGTGGTACCTGAATATTGAATTCCGGAAGATTAAGGTATTCGTACATGCTCTCCTTAATTTTTTCTTCATCTCTTGGGTGGTCTGGGAACGTTAAGGCTCCTACGGTGCTCATAGAGGCGAGAGCACGGCTATTGACTCCATTACCCTTGGTAAAAGTAAACTCCTCTATCTCCTTGTATGATGAGAATGGCCTAGCCTCAATATACCTAGAAGCTATCTTGTCTGATATGTATTTGATGCTTGATAGGCCAAACCTAATACCCTTTCCCTCAATCTGAAAATCTATTCCAGAGTCATTGACATGTGGAAGCCTCATGGGAATTCCCATTCTTTTTGCCTCAATCAAATACTCTGTTCTAGCATCTTTATCCTTTTCATTCTTAAGAAGGGCAAACATAAACTCTAGAGGGAAGTAGTACTTTAGCCATGCCGTCCAGTACGAAACTGTTGAATAAGCAACCGCATGAGACTTGTTGAATGAGTATCCTGCGTGGGCTTCAAAGTCATGCCACATCTTTTCAGCAGCTTTCCCGCCAAGTGGCCCAGTCGCATTCCGAACAAAAAGCTCTTTGAATTCGTCAAAATCCTGGGCATCTCCCTTCTTTCCAATAATCTTTCTCACCTTGTTGGCCTCTCCCATACTCATACCGCCAAGGTTGGTGCAAGCAAGCATAACTTGCTCCTGATAAAGAATTGTACCGTAAGTATCCTCAGTAAAATCTTTCATCAATGGACTTGCATATGTTATTCCCTGTTTTCCATGTTTACGAGCAATGTAGTCCTTGCCGATTGTATTCATGGCTCCTGGCCTTACAAGAGCGTTAGAGGCAACGAG